CTTGGGCGAACAGCGCCTCCCAGACTTGAATGCGCGCGTCGTCCTTCAGGTAAGGGGCGGTGTGAACCAGCGCGCCGTACAGGTAGACGTCGGGTGCCTCGGTCAGGAGCCAGTTCGTCGCGTTGGCGACAGACAGCGCGGGCACGCGTCCGTAATACACCAGCGAGGCGTTGTAGGTGATGTCGGGCGTAGGGTAGAGTTCGATGCCTCCAGCCGTCAGGGCGTAATTCGTCGGGCGACCCACGCGGTCGTTGCGGTCACCGCGCAGTTGCAGGATTTGAGCCGTGCTGATCGGTGCCACCTCGCTCGTCGGCCCGTCGGTGATCTGCAGGCGGATGGGCTGCAGAAAGTCGGACGGGATCGCGCTATATTGCGTGTCCAGTTCAGCCGTGCTGCGCTTTTCCATGCGCCAGTGACGCAGGTCTCGGTCGATCCGGCTCTCGGCCAGACGGATGAAGGTCGGGACGACCGACGTCAAATCATCGCGGTTGAGAAAGTCCGCAACAGCCGTCTTTAGCTGATCGTACGTTGCAATGGACATTACTTGCCCTTCTTCGCTGTTTTGGCGGACGCCTTAAACGCAGCCGCCGTGGGCGCGCCCTTGTCGCCCGGCTTCCGCATCTTCTCGCCAGATCCGGCCTTTATGCGGGCCTTCTTGGCTGCGATGTTGGCGTACAGGCCCTTGCTCATTTCTTGCCCTTCATCAGGCACTTGCCAGCGGCTTTGCACTTAGCTGGCGTCGGGCAGCCCTTGCAGGGCATGAACTTCATGGTCGGCTTTTTCATTTCTTCTTCGCCTTTCCTGCTTTGCTGAGTGCGATGGCCACCGCCTGCCTCTGCGGCTTCCCGGCCTTCATCTCGGTGCGGATGTTAGCAGAAATTGTTTTGGCGGACGATCCCTTTTTCAGTGGCATGTTGTCACCTGTTCATATAAGTTGACGTTGTGTCAGTTTTGGAGGGGAAAATGGAAGAAAACGACATTGACGTCAATCTGGCCCGCGAACTGATCGTGCTGAAAGCCAAGGATCTTGGGCTGGACGACATCGCTATTGAGCGGCTGGACGCAGTGATCTGCGCCGCACTCAATATTGATGACGCCGACCCGCTCATCTTTCCGACCTAGAAAGGTAGTCGAGAATGCCCTGAATTTTTGGTTCGGTCATTCTCACAACTGGCATGATCGTCTTGATTGCGTGCGTCTTGTGCGCCTCGTTCAGCGGCTTGCCAGCTTTTGTCTTTTTGCCTTTCATGGCGTCGTAGATTTCCGTAAACACCAGACCCTGCGGAACTGGCGGCAGAGATCCTACATAATCGCCAGTGATTTGGGTGTTGTATGTCGAATGCGGCACGGACGCAGCAGGCGCGTTGCCTCTTGGCACGTTTCTAAGAATTGGAGAAACCTCGTCCAATTTGGATACGCCGAGGCCAAACATCCCCGCAGGCATCTCGCGCTGCGTCGGGTCGGTTACACCGTAGCGCACCTGTCCGGGGCTTGGGAAGTTGGCCGCCTGCATGGGCGCGCTATCCATAAGCCGGATGAAGGATTTGCGGTTTGGAGACGACGTGTCCTTCACCCACTGCCGAAGCATGGGAGAGTTAATGCCCACAAACTCGGGGTCGATGGCGCGCATTTTCTCATCAAATTTTCTGGCGTCCGAAGCCTTAATCGGAGCGCCCTTGACCATCTCGGCCATCGCCTCCCCCGTAAACGTGGCGAAATCATTGGCATCCGGGGCCATCGTCCCGGTCATGCCGTATATGTCACCCTCGTCGTATCCTTTGCGAGCAGCGTCCGCCTCGTTAACGATGCGTGTGATGATGTTATTGTTCGATGCCCAGATCGCCCGGTCTGCCTGCGCCGCTGGTCCTCGCATAAAGTCCACCCCGGCTTCGGTGTAAACTGGCTGCTCAAACTTGGTGTCGTCAATGCCGCCCAAAAGGCCGCCGCCGCCACTCCTGTCGCCGTAGAACGGCATTATCAGGCGACCCAACATGCTCTCCCACGACGTGGGCGTGCGCGGCAGGTTGACCCCGGTATCGACAAGATCCAATTGCGTGTTTGAGAGGTAATCACGCAGTTTTGTGTTCTGGTATCCGAACGGGTCCAAATCTTCCTTGTTCACTTTCGGACCTGCCGAAGCGCGCATGACCGTCGGGTCATAATCCATCAGCCCCCGGCCTGCAGTTGCGGCCCCGCCTAACGAAAGCATGCCGCCGACCCCGAAGCCCTCGTCCACAAGGTCGGACTGGGGTATCTGGCCTTCATACGCGGCCCTCGGCGCGTCTATCGCCTTGGCCGTCCCGCTGATTGCACCAGCAAGCAAGCCCGGCATCGCGAGGCTCGCCTCCCCACCCATAATGGCATCCCAGCCCGTCATCCCCTGCGGAGAGACCATCGGGAGGATGGTCGCACGTTTTTGGCCTGACGGCGCTGCGTCAATGTCCATAAATGCGCCGAGGACGCTGTCATATTTGCGCTTCTCTCGGATCAGAAAGTCGCGCTGGTCTCCGTAGACCCCAAGTTCGTCCAAAGCCGCCATGAAGGCTGGCTGGTCGAGCGACAGAATAGAGTTCTCGTCTGCCATTCCAGCCTCTTATCGCATAGCCAGCAAGCCCGTGGGCCGCCGCTGGGGTCTCGGTGACGTCACGACTTGCGTGCCGTAGGTTCCAATCGCCGGGAGAGCGGACCCGGTCAACTCTTCGTATTTCGCGCGGATCTTGGGGATGTAATCCCGCGACTGCTCGGGCAGATCCTCGAACTTGCCGTTCCAGCGCAGGGCGTTCGTCGGCCCCCAGTTGTAGGCCGCCAGCGCGCGGTCCATGTCGCCGCCCGTCAGATCCAGCATGGCGCGCAAATAGTCGTCGCCCATCAGGTAACTCAGGTCAGGCTCGAACAGCAGACCCTGAGCCGCCGCTGGCGTGCGCTCGGTGACGGGGTAGCCGCGCTCCTCGGCCCGGTCGAAGACGTTTCTGACATCATCACGCGGGTTCATGGCCGTCTCCGGCATAAGCTGCGTCAGGCCAGCCGCGCCCTTCTTCGAGACAGCCATCGGATCGCCGCCGCTCTCGGCGTAGATCAGGGCGTCCAGAAGCGCCTTGAGGTCGAATTGTTCAGCCATCAGCGACGCGCACCCGACTGAGACCGCTGCAGGGCGTCGTAAATCATCTTCATCAGCGCCTCGTCCGACATCTGGCCCATAGGCGGCAGGGTCGTGGTCGTAATGGCGTCCGGCGAGTACGGGTTGGGGGCTGGCATGGGTGCGGGGGCCATAGGCGCGGACGAACTGCCACCCATCATCGGGCGAGGCATCATGCGCTCCTGCTCCATCCGCTCCTGATACCCCTGCGGGCGGATGCCCAGAGCGTTCAGGAAGCCCGACAGCGGGCCGCCCTCGAAGGTTTCACCCGAGCGTCCAGCGCCGCCGCCGTCCAGCATGTCGAGCAAGCCGAGAAATTTTTGCTGATCCATGCGATCCTCCGTTTGCGGCACCTTACCAGATCGGCGCGCCCTTGGCTATATCACGCCACACCCTTCAGCCCGCGCCGGATCGGCTTCGACCAGTTGGCCGTCGGCGTGCCCAAGGCCGTCGCGGCGTCCCCGGCGAAACTGAGGAACACGGCGTCTGCCAAGTCGGGAGACCGTAGCCCACGGCGGCGCATGTCGTCCTTGCTCTCGGCCTTCACCTTGCCCGTGGAGCCGAAGCTGTAGCGGATGGATGTCAATTCCGATAAAAGGGCCGAATTCTTCGGAAGTCGGGCCGTCCGCTGCTCAAGCCAGCCGCGCACGCGGAAGATCAACTCCGTCCGCAAATTGGAATAGGTGTTGCCGAAGGCGGGAGCCTCCGAGACGTTGATGCCGCGCACGGGCATGCCCAATTCGCGCATGCGGTCCACGACACCCGACCCGAGGCCGATGCTGTCGACCAAGATCTCCACGGGCCGCTGGTTGGGCATCAAAGCGTCGTAATACGCCTTCACGCGGCCCGTGGTGGCCATGAGGTCCAGACCCTGCCAAGCCTCAATATCCGTGATGACGTTGCCCGTACGACGCACAAGCACGGTGCGGTCGCTGCCGAAGCGGGCGACGTCCAGCGACCAGACGGGGCGGATGTTCTGCGAGACGACCACATCCCGCTCGACAGCCGCC